GAATCACGCAAGTGGTAGACTATTACTCCTAAAAGTCTTGCCCCCTTCGGGGGGCTTTTTACTTACTTTACTTACTAAGGAGACAACAAATGGATGATTTATCATTCTTTGGTCGTTTACGTGCGCGGTGCAGGCGTGAGTTGGGCGGTAACGTGTTCCAACACGAAGGGGTACAAGCCCTGTTGTTCGTTACTTTTCTTGCACTAGCTTATTCGATGGTGGACTAGATGACAGACGAAAGAGAGTGGGTAGAAATCAGGGGTAGCGATATGCGTATCCGTGATGACGGACGCGTGGACTGCTACAGCGAAGCAGGGTATCGCGTCTTGGAGTTAAGTTCTTTGCCTGCAACAACCCAGCGGATGCTGACTAACAACAAGGTTATGTCTAGTCATGAGTTGTTTAAATGGCTGGAGACTTGCCCCAACAGCGATTGGTTTCAAGGTACTAGCCAGAGGCGTGGCGTTACCATCTTCTTCCCAACAAGTGATGAGGATGTGGATTAATGCGTCACTGCTATACGTGCAACCGATGTGGAGTTCCAATAGTCAAGGCGCTGTGCGAACAGTGCCAAACCAAACTTAAAGGGATCAAAAATGAAGAGGGAAAGCGACCCAATAAACCCAGACCATTACCGGCAAGATAACGAGATAGAGTGCATAGACGCTATGCTTGCCGCATACGGTGAAGAAGAAGTGCGTATCTACGCGAAGCTCGCGGCTTTTAAATATAGCTGGCGAAGGGGGCGTAAAGACAACGAAGAACAAGAAGTCGAGAAGCAGATGTGGTACTTACAACTGTCCCTTGGCATAGACCCAAGGGGAGAGCGTGATGCGTACAGTCTACGTTGATTTTGAGACGTACTACGACTCCGACTACTCACTTAGTAAACTCCAAACAGATGCCTACATTGTTGATGATCGCTACGAAACTATCATGGTTGGCGTGGCGATTGACGACGAGCAACCTTTCTCCATCGTTGGCAATGAGCAATCCATCAAGAAAAAACTTGATGGCCTATGTGATTGGGACAACGTACAAATTTGTTGCCACAACACTATGTTTGACGGGTATATCCTAGCCAAGCGTTATGGAATAAACCCACGAATGTGGACTTGTACGCAAGCCTTGTCTCGCATGGTGCATCCATATCTGCGCTCTCACTCACTAGCTAATATGGCTAGATACTACAAACTACAAAGCAAGGGCACAGCCGTTCACAACATGAAAGGCGTCCGTCTCGCTGACATGGACGAGGACACGTTCGCAGACTACGAAGCGTATTGTCTTACTGACGTTAAAATATGTCGCGATTTGCACCGGGAACTTTCCTATAAGTCACCTGTACTTAATAACTTGCTGATCGACATGACGATCCGTATGTTCACAGAGCCAGAGTTTGTTGGTGATCTTGATCTCATGCAGGATCTATACACCAAAGAAGTGCAGAGGAAAGAAGGACTGTTGGCGCTGGCACAAGCTGACCGCTCCGAGATCATGTCGAGTGCCAAGTTTGCGGAGAAGCTACGCGCCCTTGGTGTGTACCCGCCTACCAAAGTAAGCCCCAGAACGGGCAAGACTACTTTCGCTTTTGCCAAGACAGATAAAGAGTTTCTGGCTTTGCAGGAGCATCCCGACTCAGAAGTGCAGGCGCTGGTAGCCGCTAGGCTGGGCGCTAAGACCACTATTGCAGAGACACGGGCCGAACGTTTTATTGAGATGACAAAGCGTGGCCCACTTCCTGTGTACTTAAACTATTGGGGCGCTAAAACAACCGGAAGGTACTCCGGCGGCAACAAAGTTAATTGGCAGAACCTACCCGCCAGAGGGATCAGTGCTGGTTTGCGTAACGCGCTCCGCGCCCCCGAAGGACACTCTGTACTTGTTGGCGACTCATCTAATATCGAACTGCGTACCGTGATGGCTTTGGCAGGGCAAACTGATGTTATCGAAAAGCTAGAGGCGGGGGTCGATATGTACTGCGACTTTGCTTCCCGTATGTTCGGCAGGGAGATAACCAAAGCTGACAAAGCTGAGAGGTTTCTGGGTAAGACCGCAATGCTCGGTTTGCAGTACGGCGCAGGGGCCGCACGCTTCCAAGAGATGGCTAACCTACAAGGTAAGTACATAGGCGCAGAGCCGATCTCAATGGATAGAGCTTACGAGATTGTTGAGTTGTATCGTAGCGTTCACTACGAAGTAACCAAGCTGTGGCAACACTGCGAGCACTCCGTGCTACCTAATATATCCAACGAAAACTGGCTTGAGCCTGTAGATACAAGAAGTTGGTTCATTACGCAAAACGAAGGTTTCGGCAGGCCGGGAGAACCGGGAGTTGTCTACCATAAGCTACGCTACAAAAAAGATGGCTGGGTGTACACGATGGGCCGCAACGAAGAAGTCAGAATCTTTGGGCCGAAAGTTGTAGAAAATCTTTGCCAACATGCGGCAATGCAGATTGTTATGTGGCAGACTGCTAGGATCAATCAGCGGTATCCGGTAAAGCTATCGGTACATGACGAAGCTGTGTGTATTGTCCCTGATGATGAACTTATTGAAGCGCGAGCTTACATGGAGGAGTGTCTGAACCTGACACCTAAGTGGTGCAGGGGCTACATCCCCGTAGCTTGTGAAACGGAAGTGGGAGCATCGTATGGAGAAGCCAAATGATTACTAGGATACACGTTAATCAGCACGTTATTAGACGTAATCTTAAAGTGTCCGATCCGTCGCAACATGAGCCGCCGATAACAGTAAAGCAAGGCAAAAAGAATACGTACTGCCACGGTGTATTTATTCACGGCCCTTCCAGAGTTGTTCACTCTCCAGACAAGCCGCTTAACTGTGGCGCTAGGGTATGGATCGAAACAGAAAGCGAAGTAACTATGGAGAGGCCGCGTATATGAGCGAATACGAACTGCATATAGACGAACTTATAGTAGAAATTTCTGAACAACTTGACGAAGGTTCGGAGGAATGGGCATCAATCGTTGATGAACTAGACATCGGAACTGACACTGAAATAAAACACACTTTTCGTAGTAAAGAACATTATACGTTAGAAGAACGTATCGCACTGGTTGAAAAATATAAGCAGTCATTACTAAACACAAAAAGACTAGTTGATAGGCATTACGACAAAAGCTATGACTTGGTAAAACAGATAGAAACTATACTCGCGGCGGTTCGCAGGCGTGAACAGAACGTAGCTAAAAGAGAGCAAGGTTTAGCTCAAGAAAAGCAGACTTTTACAACGCACAAAGTAGAAAATCCCGAAGAACACGATGTGGCTCGCCTACGTTCGCGTAACGCGGATATGGGTAAACAAATACTCGCGCTACAGTCACGCATACGGGAATTGGAGAAACTAAGTATATGAGCGACAAGATGGCTCTTTCTTACAGCAGGTTGAGTACGTTTGAAAACTGCCCAGCCCAGTTTGACTACCTATACGTTAGTAAGTCCGTGCGGATGGCGAGTAGCGAGGCGATTGACTACGGGCATCGGGTACACAAGGTGCTGGAAGACTACGGCAGGGGCGAGCTTAATCCCACGGGATTAACAGAGGAAGATGAGTTGTCTCTCAAGAAGTGGGGCAACATCGTAGACGTAATTATGTCGCGCTCTGGCGAGAAGAAGTTTGAATACCAGATGGCGGTGAATGAGAATCTTGAGCCAGTTGATTGGTTTGCAGATGATGCGTACTTTCGATCAATCGCTGACGTTTTAGTTATTGACGGCGACACAGCATACTGTTTAGACTACAAAACAGGTAAGGTAAGAGAGTCGCCCACACAGCTACAGTTGTTTGCGGCGATGATCTTCTGGCACTTCCCCGAAGTGCAGACAGTAAAGACCTCGTTTATTTGGTTACGGTTTAACAAAACGACGAACACGACGTATGAACGTCGATATTTAGAATCTCTGTGGGGCGCATTGAAGCCTCGCATTGATCGCGTGCATGAAACGATTGACTTGGGTGTGTTTGAAACCAAGCCAAGCGGGTTGTGTCCGTGGTGTCCTGCAAAGGAAATTTGTCCAGACGCTAGACTAAGGAGACGATAGTGGCTAAGTACAAAGCATGGTCTGCAAAACACGACCAAAAACTGTTTGAAATGAAGGCAGACGGCGTTAGCTATAAAGAGATGGCTAAAACTCTGCGGCGTTCAGAAAGCTCAATAGCTAACAGGCTGAACAAACTGAAACGGGAAAACTCGTTTGATACGTTTCTTAATATTCCCGTAGCACCGCCTGTTGAGCCAGAGTCAACCCCCGCAAAAAGCGAGCCAACTTTTATCGAAACAATTAGTTTTGAGCATGTGTTGATTGCGGCTGTGTTGTTTGGTATGGGCTTCATCCTTGGCGCTTCACTGTACGCATGAAGAATGAAGGTGACGTAAAGAAGGCCGTTCGCAAGGTGCTGGACTCAGTAGATCAATGCTACTACTTCATGCCCCCTGCGAACGGCTACGGGCGCTCGGGTATACCTGACTTTATCGGACAGGTGAACGGCCAGTTTTTTGGTATCGAAACGAAGTTCGGCAAAAACGAGCCAACCGCCAATCAAGTTCGTGAGATAGGGCGCATACTGCAAAGCGGGGGACAGTGCTGGATCGTTCGCGAAGGCGTGTCACTGACAGGTTGGGAAGCTGAGTTTAGGGGGTGGGCCGCACTGTGCTTGTAGTGCCAGAACAAAAGAAAGTCGTTCTAAAGTCATCTATTAATGATGACATTGCGACCGTCATGCCACACGCAAAGACGTTACGCAAAGATGGGGAAGATTTACTCGTTGTACCGCACGGCGTGCAAGAGTGTATGGTTTTGCGCAACATGGGCATTACTGTGCCTTCCCCTATTGGTTACTACTACGACTACCCTGCTCGCTTTGAGCCGATGGAGCACCAGCGAAACACCGCTGAGTTTCTGTCCCTTAATAAGCGTGCTTTGTGCCTAAATGCTCCGGGGACGGGTAAGACAATAAGCTCTATCTGGGCCGCTGACTATCTGATAACTGCTGGCGAAGCCAAAAAAGTTTTAATCATAGCGCCCTTATCAACCACCAAAGAAGTTTGGGGTAGAGAGCTAAAGATGCACCTGCCGCACAGATCCTTTGTTATCTGCACAGGTACACGACAGAAAAGACTTAAGTTGCTAGACACCCCCGGCGTGCAGTACGTCATCATTAACCACGATGGCTTCACGGGGCTAAGCAAAGAACTAAATGATTTTGACGTTGTTATCTACGACGAAGCGACCGCGCTCAAGACGCCTAGCTCACAACGGTACAAGATATTTTTTAATTGGCTGAAGCAACACCAGCCTTGGTTGTGGTTACTGACAGGCACACCCATATCGCAGACGCCAGCCGATGCGTGGACGTTAGCGAGGCTTGTTGAATCGCCACATGTAGCCAGAAGCTACACATCTTTCAAAGAAACTGTGATGAAGAAGGTGTCGCAGTTTAAGTGGATACCGAGGCCAGACGCCTTGGACACCTGCAAGAAAGTGCTACAGCCATCAATACGGTTCTCGCTGGACGAGTGTAAAGACCTGCCAGACACCAATTTTGTCAACAGGGCGACTGAGCTAACGTCCCAGCAGAAGAAAGCGTTTAAAGAGATGCAAGACAAGGCGGTAACAACGTTCTCCGAAGGACAGGTTACTGCGGCTAACACAGCGGTAATGCTGTCAAAGCTACTGCAAATTTGTTGTGGCGTTGTATATGGCGAAGGTACTTCTATAAAGATCGACGCAAAAGAACGTTACGCTACTCTGACTGAGCTACTTAACGAGATCAGCGACAAGGTTATCGTTTTTGTACCCCTCAAAGGAGTGCAACTTTGGTTGCAAGAAAAACTTTTAGCGGATGGCTATGACGTAGCACTAGTAAACGGCGATGTCGGTAAGAAAAAGAGAGACGAGATATTTAATAACTTTCAGTACACTGACACACCCAAAATTTTGTTGGCGCACCCCAAAGTCGCGGCGCATGGTTTGACATTAACAGCGGCAAAAGACATAATTTGGTTTGCACCTATTTACTCACTTGAGCAGTACGAACAAGCAAATGCGCGTATACGGCGTCTTAGCACAGAGGGCAAGACTACCGTATGGCACATAGCGGCTACGAAGTTTGAAGAAGAACTTTATAGTCGTTTGAAGCACAAGAAAAACGTGCTTACGGAATTCCTTGATTTAGTACAAGGGATAAACCATGACGATGACTAACTTACTAGGAGTAACCTATGAACTACGAAGAAGCGGCTACTCGCTACGCCCAAGTGCGTGGCGAAATAGACCAACTTGACAGGGAGTACAAGGCTAATAAAGCCTCCCTTAAAGAGAAACTTATTTTACTAGAGAACTGGTTTACGGCACGTGCGCAAGAAGACGGGCTAGAGTCTATAAAGACCAGCCTTGGTACGGCGTACTGGTCCTCGCATCAATCGGCAACCGTTGCCTCCAGAGAAGATTTCTTTGCGTTTTGTAAAGAGCATGACGCTTGGGAACTGGTGGAGTCTAGGGCATCCAAGACTGCTGTACGTGACCACCTTGAAACCCACGGCGAACTGCCACCGGGGATCAACTACAACACCATTAAGGTATTCAACTTCCGTCGTAATCAGAGAGGCTAATCATGTCTAATGTAATGAATGTACCAGACCATATTGCTGAACGTATCCGTCAGCGTAATGAATCAGGCAAGAAGTCTGCCGTAGCTGGAGCTATTGTAGGCAACTCGGGCGAAGGCTCAAGCATACCCAGAATCAGTATCCGGTCTTCACGTTACCGGCTGGTGGAGTCTGGCGTAGAAACTGTAGTGGGAACTACTTTGGACGTTGTTATCGTGGGCGCTAACCCCCGCGTATCCAAGGTATTCTATGGCAGGGCTTATGATGGTGAAAACACCGCCCCTGACTGCTTTTCTACTGATGGCGTAAAACCTCACGCTTCTGTAGAGAACCCCGTCTGTGCTAGCTGTGCAGGGTGTCCCAACAACGAGCTAGGCTCAAAGATTTTACCTAGTGGCAGTAAATCTAAGCTGTGCGCTGACCAACGGCATCTGGCTGTTGTAGCCGCCGCAGATCCATCCAAGGTGTACAGCCTAACGATCCCCGTATCAGCGATGCGCGGCTTGCGGGAGTACTTCAAAGAACTGGGGAACTACGGATTGACACCCGAAGAAGTTGTTACAGAGCTTGGATTTGACGATGAGGCGAGCTACCCCCGAATCCAATTCAAGCACAAGGGTTACGTGCCAGAGAACAAGCTGGACTCGCTGGAGAGGCTTACAGAGCATGATTCAGTGAAGATTGCTACACGGCAGATTGAGCCAAGCGCGACACTCCAAGCCCCCAAAGCCGAGACGAAACTTGAGGCAAAAGAGGAGGTTGCAGAAGAACCGCCAGCCCCTAAAAAGAAGCCAAAAGTAGAACCAGTAAAGGCATCGGACGATTTAGCTAACAGTATTGCTGATCTTTTTGATGAATAAATGTTATGGTGTACGGCCCCGCGTCCAGCGGGGCTTTTTCGTCTAGGGGGCAACCGCGTGGAGACACAAGAATTTTTAACCCGTGTTCACGCCAAGTCAGATCAGCTAGTAATTTGTTGTTGGAAGCCAGACCCACAAGGTAACGTCAAAGAGGGATTTTTTTGGCAGGAGGCTTCGTATGACTACGCGGATTATGATAAGGCGGCGGCTCGTATAGCCCAGTGTGATAAACATCCGAACGTGACGGTGTATTACACGGTAGGTTCATTCGCAGACCACGAATACGTAAACAAAAACGGAAAAAAGAAGTGGTACAGGAAAGCAGAATTTGCGAGGTATTTCAAAGCACTAGCGTTTGATTTAGACATTGGCGATGACAAACAGTACACAAATCAGATGGATGCTGTAAAAGCACTGAAAGATGTACTGGAACAAATGCAAATGCCCTTCCCTATGCTGGTATCTTCTGGCAAGGGACTGCATGTTTACTGGCCGCTAACAGAGGAACTTCCCACCAAAACGTGGGTGCAGTTGTCCAAGGCGCTTCGTGTGGCGCTGGCTGAGCATGGGTTAGACATAGATACTTCCAAGATTCACGACCCGTCTATGGTGTTGCGCCCTGTGGGATCGCACCATAAAAAGTCCAGCGATTGGAAGCCGGTCAAAGTTGTAAAGAACTGTCAAGATTTTGACCCTATGATGTTGGCAGGCATACTCAAGAAGTGGGTAGTAAAAGAGCCAGAGCAGAAAAAGCCTAAAAAGTCGTCTATTGCTGACGCGATTATGGGCACTAACGACGTTGTTTTAGACCGCGTAGCAGAACACTGTACCCAGATACGTGCGTTAGTCGCTAGCGGGGGCTTCATGGACGCCGCAGGGGAGCAAGTAGAAGAACCCCTGTGGAGGGCATCACTAGGCATCGCAAAGCACTGTACAGACCCCGAGGAGGCTGTAATACGGCTTGCAGGGGAGCACCCTGACTTTGACCTCAAGTCCAACATGAACAAGCTGGATGGCTGGGGTAGTCATGGGCCGACAACTTGCGAGACGTTTGAGCGCCTATGCCCATCTGGATGCAACGGCTGTCCTCACAAGGACACCATAAAGAGTCCCGCCCGTCTTAGCTCTACCACCTCGTTGACAGTGGAAACGGACAAGGGCGAAGAAGAGATAGAGTTACCACAAGGCTACGTGATACGCGACAACTGCGTATACAAGGAAGTACGCGAAAAGGTCGAGTCCACCGATGCTAACGGCTACCCAACAACTGTTGAACAAGTAGAATGGGTATTGGTGTCGCACTACATGATGCACGTTCTGGGCATCTACAAGAACCCCGAAACTGGGCTGTCTACCTTCCGTCTGTCGGTCAAATACCCGATGGTAGGCTGGACTGAAGAAGACCACGAAATGGATGTGCTGGTTAACGGCCCGTCCTTCACTAAGTTTCTACACCACAGGCAGATATTTGACGCCAAGACGGGGGCACAACAAGAAAGATTGAGGTTGTTTATCGTGGATTATCTAGCGAAAGTACAGAGCGAAAACCCCACGGGGATAGATTACATACATTTTGGCTGGCAGAAGGACGAGACTTTTCTGTGTGGACATACAGTTATCGGCAATGAAGTTGATAGCGGGGTGAAGCGCAGGCTGAAGGGTGCGGCTACGCGGTTTGACGATCTAATAAAGCCAGTGGGATCAAAGGAGAACTGGGTTGAGGCCATGCAGATTCTGCAAAAGCCAGAAGCCAAGATGCTCCGCATGATGATGTTTATGGCTATGGGTAGCGTGCTCAGCCGAGCCGCAGGTAACTGTACGGGCTTTGTGTCGATCTACTCGCCCAAGACAACGACAGGCAAAACCTTGGCGCTGTACGCCATCAACAGCCTGTTCGGAAACCCTAAAGAGATGTTGCTACAACGTAGAGACACTGCCAACGCCATGTTTAAGATACGGGGCGTACTTAACCAGCTACCTTGTACAATAGATGAGCTTACCACCGTGCATCCTGATGAAGCAGTCAATATGGTGTATGACATAAGCTCTGGTGTAGAGAAGAACGCTATGGATCAGCGTAGGGAACTGCGTGATCCAGCCCGATGGACCGGCCCTACCTTCGTATCTGCCAACGTATCGTTCCACCAGCAATTTGATTTAGCGCAGACTAATGACAGTGCGCTACGAGCTAGGTGTATTGAGTACGTACATGATGACCGCACGCTTGTCGAGAAGGACGAGTCAGGTACTAGCCCCGCAGAGCGGTTTGTGGAGGAGATATTTCACAACTATGGCTGGGCGTACCCAGAACTGGTGTCGGCTGTCATAAATGTCGGCGGAGATGTGGCGCTGTTTAAGACACTTAAGCCTAAGTTTATCGCCAAGTTTGGCCCTGTGTTTCAAGCTGTGGATAAGTACGCCGAGCCTATGATCGTGTCTGGATGGATAATGTCAAAGATTGCGATCAAGCTGGGGCTGGTTAGCTTCGATGCTGATGAAGTTGCTAAGGATTGGATTGCCCACGTACAGGCCACTCACGATTATGAGAGCAAGAATGCGGTAGATGCTATTGATACCCTTGGGCAGTTTCTTCAAGAACATAATGACGAGATTATACACTCATCTCAACAACAAGGTAGCCAGAAAGAGAACGTACAGATGCCGCCCCCGACAACCGCTGTTGCTAGGGAAAAAATCATTTACGACGCTAACAACAATATACTTAAGGGTAGCTACGTAGCGATTAATATCGCGATGTTGAAGCGGTGGCTACAGCGCACCCGTGACGGTATAGACCGCGTAACGCGGGAACTGCGTGATATGGGCGCATTGATTAGCGAACGGGAAAGAGTCACGTTATTCAAGGGTTGCCCCGGCCACAATCCGGGTCAGGCTTTCTGCATTATGGTAGACTTAACACATCCCAGATTCTTGGATGGGCTGGACGGGTCGGAAGCCGTAAAGAACAGCACTGTCCTAAAGGCCATCTTAGGAGGCTCGCATGGCGCGAAACTACCGTAAAGAGTACGACAACTACCACTCAAAGCCCAAGCAGAAGAAAAACCGTGCGGCGCGTAATGCGGCACGGGCTACGATGGCTAAGAAAGGGAAAGTTACCAAGGGCGACGGCAAGGATGTAGATCACAAGAAGCCTATCGCCAAGGGCGGGGGTAACGGCAAATCCAATCTGCGCGTTACCCCGAAGTCCAAGAACCGCTCATTTGCCCGTACTAAAAAGGCAAAGATGAAGTAGTTACTGGGGAGAGACTTCACCGCCCGGACGGAAATCGTGAGCCATGTCGTTGTTCAGCTTAGGCGCAGTGTGGCCGCTGTCTGACATGAAGTTCACCATTTTCTGAGCGCCGATAGACACATTGGACTCCTTGCTCATCTTCTGAGCAACACCCATACCACCGCCAGCATGGTCAGCCATAGCGCCTGACTTGTGGCTTACTTTGCGAGAACCGCCTTTCTTCATACCGTACATATCAACGTCTCCGTTTGTTGAGGGTTAAGTTTAGTCTCTATTGAAAACTTCATCAATCTCTTGAAGCATATCTTCGCGCAAACGTTCTAGCTCTGAGGCCAGCGCTTCTGCGTCATAAGTTCCTGACCTAGCCATCTCCCGCCGTGCCCTAGACATCGCCATTTGGTACTCGCGCACGGCTTTTTTAGCGGCTAATTGCTTCCACATAGCTTCTTCTGCGGTGTTGGGTTGGTACAGCTTCAAACCGAACGCTTGTAATACCACCATTGTTGGGTCAGTAGACGGGTTTCTTCCGCCTGTTATGCCAAGTTTACCTTCAAGAGCTTCTTCATACTTTTTTCGCGCATTAGAAGCAATAATTGGGGGTAATACTATGTCTGTTACTTGATTTCCAAACTCAACCATGCGGTCGTAAGCGCTATCGGTGGAACCCCAAATTTCTTTGCCAGTATAGGAGTCTTTATTTATCGCCATAGAAAGCGCACTAATAATTGGGCCAGTGGGCGCTAAGCCAGACGGCCACCCTTCAATACCGAACGTACCATTAGGCGTACCCTTGAACGTGCTGTGTAACGGTATGTAGTTACCCAGCTTAATATAAACAGGGTTATTTTCGTCGCCAAAAAACGGCACGCGGATCATGGCGTGTGGCCCAATGCCAAACAGACGCTCGTTGTACAACTCTCCCATACGCCTGCGAGTTTCTTCGTCATCATCACCAACAAGGGCAGAAGCAACTGTGTCGATCATGGCGTAAGCGCCCATGATATTAGCGAGCTTCCAAGGTTGAGTAACAATAATTTTGCTCAACACAGGCATGATGGCGTATGTCCAAGATGCAAACGGTACAATGGTTTGGCGCAGTAGTTGCAAGTACCGCGAGTCAATATCGTAGTCTAAAAACATCTTGCGAGCGGCGATACCGGCTTCTTTTAGCTGTGCTTTGCTTACAGGCACGCTACCGTTGTCGGCTTGTATCTTGCCAACGTAGTCCATAAATGCCGCCATGCGGAAAATGTTATCGCCATAGGCATAGAAGCCAATCGCTTTGTCATCAATAACATCAGCTTTGCCTTTCATATCACCGATATGTTTTTTGAAGGCTTGTGCTTTAGCTTTTTCAACGCTAAGCAACTGCGCCACTATACCGTGTACGCCAGCTTTATCTTCATACATGTTGTCAGCAAATGCTTGGCTAAGACTTTCTTTAACTTCTTGGCTAGAAAAATTGCCTAACAAAGCGCCTGAGTTCATAAACGCAGACATTAGCTCTAGGTCAGCACCTTTAAGGTCTTTATCTACGTAGTACCGCTTCAATAGTTTGGCGGCTTTAGCTACTGTAGATGGGCGTATACCATGCGCTAGCATAAGAGTAACGTTGGATGCTACGTTAGTAACAATCGTACTTGGGTTGTATATGGTCTTTGACTTTTTAAACCAACGTACAGTTGTATTGTATTTTCTAGCCAAGTCTCCTTGGAATATGTTTTCTTTATTTGTGGCGTCGTGCATGGCGCTATACACTGGCCCAGATACGATTTTGCCAGCTAACTCACCCCAAATAACTTCGTTGGGGGGAAACTTTACATACGACCCAGTGACACGCAGTGTGTCTCCTACTCTGGATTCTGTAGCCACTGAATCGCCTACGGTGGGTATAAGTTGGCCCTCGTATACTTTAGGCACATACCCATCTATTTCAGCCATTGCTTCGCTGTACGCATTGAGTTCTTCAACGCTGTCAAAAACGTAAACAGGTTCGGCGCTTTCTGAAATATCTAGCGAACCATCAGCCTTACGACCTGACGCGGCAAGAGCGCTAATAAATTCGCCAGAAGAATAAGAGTTAGCGAGTGTAGCGACGGTATTACGAACGGCGTTTGCTAACTTTTCCCTGTCTTCGCGCCTAGCTTCACCTCTCAACAACTGCTTGGCCGACATATTGGTAGTAAATACATACCGCTTCTTGTCGTTTGTGTAAGCTACTTTGTACCTTGCATCGGGGTCTGCCACTACGTATGTATTAAGGTTGCCGTTGTTATCTTCAAACGTAATGACATTGCCAGTTTTAGCCGCTATGTCTGCACGGGCGTACACTTTATCAACTTCCTTGCCGTCTTTGTCGTACTTAACAGCGCGTACATAAATAGCGTCTTGGGTATTAAGTACGCCATCTTCGTCGAACATCAACTGTTCTTCTATGTTGTCTTCTATTTCACGTTTGCGGCCCAGTATGCGACTTATCTTACGCATCTTGCCGATTGTCTGGCTACCTATGTCTTCCTTAGTCTCGACAAACAGCAAAGACTCGCTAAGCGGTCTAGCAGTAAACTTATCCCGTTCTTTCTCCGGCAGAGCTTCTATGTACGTATCTAAAAAGTCTTGCAAAGAGTTAAGCAGTTCTTCGTACTGCTCCCTATGCGGATTGCCTTCCAATGCTTTTTTGTTGCCGTCTAAATAGGCAAACATATCTTGTACTAGTTCTTTGTCGCTCCGCATAATTATGTCAGCGAATACTTCTGCACGTAGGTAGCCGTTGTGCTTGTCTGACTTTAAGAAATCAATCATGCGACCAAGGGTCTTGTCGCCGTAAGTAGGCTCCCACCCACGAACAAACGACTCCACCCAAGGTAAATTCTTTTTGATGTACTTGTTTAAGGCAGACAATTTTTCGCCTGACCATTTCATACGTTTGTCCCAACCAAGCAAATCAAAAATAACTTTGCTAGAAATTACCCAATCCTTACCAGCTACTTCATTACGTAAGTCGATATTAAATTCAGCGGGGTTAGCTGTGCCATTTAGAGGTAGCTTTTTAACTGGCTTACCTACCATTAGTTTCTTGCCTTTTTTGGGAGCTACAGGCTTAGCTGTTACGCCCTCAAGTAAGGCAACTGTGGCGTCAATTACGTCGTTCGCGGCTGTGTCTGAAGCCCCCGTAAGTTTGTTTAACAACCTACGGATTACTTCAAATATGCCCCTTAAAGTTGTACGCCAATCCGCCGTTTTTTCGGTTCTACGACGTTCTACTCTGGTGAGCAACATCTTCATATCACGCAAGGTGTTGCCGTATGAAATAAGTTCAAGTACTGCGTCTACTTCCCCATTTGCATCGCCACGGTTTACTAAGTCACGAAGCACGCTTATAGCTTCGCTAGCTTTAGCTTTTTGCGCTGGCGTTAGGGGGTCGTTTAACTTATCCATGTCCAAGCTAACAAGAGTTTTTACGTAACCACGAAGTAGGTCTACTGTTTTAACTACTTCTGGGTCATGCCCCGGTACTCTGGTACTCCTGTTGGCGTAAACAAAACCCTGCAACAAAGCGTGCAAGGCTTCGTGTGCAACAACTTCTGGGCTACTTTCACGCTTGAGTGTTATGGTGCCGCCAGCAGTTTTATTTGGGTCAAAGCTAGACTCATCACCAAACTCAATAACAGGATCAGGGATGACCGCACCTCGGCGTGCTTTTATGGCTCTACGCGCTAATTTAGCAATTAGTCTTTCTGTTACGTTGGCAACTCCTGTGTCCAAAGCTCTATTAATAAGAGCCTCAAACCCTTGAGTTTCCGCTAATCTAGCGTCAATTTTTGCTTGCTCAGCGTCTTTAGCGGCCTGCCCTCTTGCTTCAGCGTCCTTTACGGCTTTTCTGTACTGGGGCACGGTTAAAGTTTTGTTGTCTCGTTGCTCCTTCAGCCTAGCTTTTTCGCTTTTCACAGCGTCATCTATTTTGCGCTCAGTAGCTCGGTCAGGTGTAGTCCTTGCGCTGTTACCTAACGCGCCGCCTTCTACTGCGGCTTGTAAATCCCGTTCAAACAAGCGTATGCCAGCTTTTTTCTCTGCTTCGCGTTGTTGTTTGTTTTGTCGAACCGGGGCGCTTCTGGGTGCAAAGTCAGGTGAAGCGGTTAACTCACCATTTGCGTAAGCACGGAAAGCGCTAGACAGCCCTATGTCAAGCTGTTGGTGGAACCCAGCGAGTTTTTTATAAGCTAGCCCACGTTTGGTAGGCATTACACCACTTAAGAACTCTGACTCTGCGCTGTTTAAATCTCTGCTCTTGCCACGTTTTTCTTTAGTAGTCTTGAACGCGGCGATAATTGCGTTTGCGTTTTGTGGACTACCTGCAACAGCTATAAAATTTTCTACTGCTGTCACTAGGTTTTGTCGTGCTGTTTCGCGTTTTTCGTAATTAGCTTCAGCTACAGCGGTAGCTGTATCTTCTTTACCTACAATATCCGCGTCTGTATCTTTGTCCAGTATGTTGCTAGCCACGTTGTCGTAACTAGCCTTAGCTTGCGCTACAGCAAATACAGCCTGCCGCACCCCGTCAATTTGAGCAGACACCTCGGGGGCAACATCTACAGGATTAGCCGTTCCCGGCTCGTAAACTACATTCAGGCCAGACGCTTTAGGACTTCGCAAGTGTCGAGCAATAGCCGCTATAACAGGCTGTTCTAAAGTAATAGGGCCAGCTACTTTTACGTTATCTGACTCAACTTCTGCCGCTAGTGTTCGTGCGATGTCTTGGTCTTTTTGGACTTCACCTTCGATGTCTTCAGCCGTTACCAGTTCTTCCTCAACTACAGGACTAATGGCTTCGGGTGTAGGTTCTGTTGCAGGTTGCGCAACCTGCAAGTCTGTTTCTACTACGGGGGATACAGCTTGCACTGGCTCTACGGCAGGCTCTGGTGCTACCTCGGTTTCTGGCATAGCGGCGGGAGCCACCTGCTGAGCTAAGTCTATGCCTTCTTCTAGCGTTTCTGGCGCTACTTCTGGACTTACATCACCTTGCACGCGTTGGGCGGCTTCAGCTTCAGCTTGCGCACGTTGCTCGGCTTCAGCCATTGCTCGTTCAACTGGCGTTACATCGTTATCCAAGCCCGTCAAATCAGCTTCGGCCATACGGGAGATGTTATCCGCGACAAGCTGAGTGTTTATGTTGTTAAGCTCTTGCTGTACTTCTGCGCGGCGCTCAGCGGTCATTTCTTTGACGCGGCGGCGTCTAGTTTTTGGTAGCTCTCTGTACCGTGGCGTTACCGATGGAGCAACTTGTTCTTCCGCTACCTCAAGATCGTACTCAAGGTTTTTCTTGCGACCTTCTAACTTTCTACGGTCGCCCCGAGTTAGCTTACGCCCTGTCAGGGGTAGTAACGATTCTCGCCACTCAGCTTTAGTTAGCTCACGCAGTTCTGCGTCTTGCTCTTGGGCTACGCGATTAGCGTCCACCTCTGCTTGTGAGCCTGCGAGATTAACGCCGCCCTCTGCGTCCGGTACAACATTGTTCTCTGGTGCTGTATCAACAGGTCCAGTATCAACGTCAGTGTCAGTAACGTCAGCATCGGGGTCAGTCTCCTTCTTCGGTAGTTTAGCAAACGCACCGCCAACACCGGAGAATCCGCCACCAACAAGACCGCCAGATACAGCGGCGTTTAGGTAACGAGAGTAGATTTCTTCGGGCGAGAGGTCATCCCGCATACCGATTTCTAGGCTGGTCTGGAACGCTTCGGTTGCGGCTTCTGTAATCGCTCCCCCTGCCCCTGCTTTGGCTATCGCCCCTCTACGGGTTTTGGCGGCACTACCAGCGGCTCGCGCTATCCTACCAAGACCAAGTGGTAAAAGTGCTTCTGCGGCGGCGTACGGCACTGCCGTAGTCAAGGCTTCTGCGGTTTTTCGCTCGCCACCTTCCAAGGCTTCGTTATACAGAGAGCCTACACCATAGGTGTATGACGTACCTAAACCTGCCGCTAAACCACCTACAGGGCCACCTGCTAGCGTACCCAACGCAGAAGCACCAAGTATGCCGCCAACAATGGGCACCTGCTGGCCCAACTGACCAAAGACATAGCCGGGAACGTCACCCAAACCTTGTATGTCTTCGACTCTCTGGGCAACTTCTGGATTACGTGCTAGGTATGATTGCGCCTGCTGTTGTCTTGCTTCTGCTTCTAAGGCGTCTCGTACGCCTGTTGCGCCCACAACATCGGCAAGTGCGGCACCAGTACCGGCAATCATAGCTTGCGCTTGATCGACGCCCATACCGAAACCAGCGCCAAGAGCGCCTGACCGACGCCCTGTTTCTATACCAAAGTACTCGGCAATTTCTTGCGGATCGCGGCCAATATCTTTGGCGTACTCAATGACAAGTTCTTCGTCACTGGCTTGCGCAAGTGTTGGATTTACTTTACTGCGGAGATCCGCTAATGAACTAACACCCATT